GCTCAATCGTCAACGCCTGGTGTGACGAGAAAGCAAAGGCGGCAATGTGGGCGAAATTTCACGGTAAGAAAAAGCAAAAGCAAAAGCCAAAACCCAAACGCAAGGCGCCCGTCGAGGTTCGCTTGCCTTACAAAGATTGAAATGAGAATACTCAAAACCAAAATCGACGACCCTTTCGTAAGGCGGGGCGAAATATTTCACGCAACCCTGACCCTTTCGGTAAAAGAGGGCCGAGCTCAGGCCCTCAAGACGTTCGACGTTTTGCTCGTCGGTTTCGACCTGGCCGATATAAAGGAACGAGCCGAGTCGCCCGAGTACATAAAAGCCTCGCTTTGGCCGTATCGAAAAAATTTCGATACCTCGAAAGTCGTAAGCGTTCAAAAAATAGAGATCACAAAGAGCGCCGGGTTTACCGTGCACCCGCTCGACCCTGTAATCGAAACAACCGGCGAAATTTCCTTTCATTAAAAACTTGTTGAAAAAGGGCCCGTCGACCAGGTTGACACCGGCTTGATTTATGGGCACCTTGCAACCGCAATTTTCACCTTATGCAATTACGTCCTTATCAACACGAGGCGAAAGACTCAATTCGAGAGCACTTTCGCAACAAACGCCGTCGGGTTGTGTTATGCCAACCAACCGGCTCGGGTAAAACCGTAACGTTCGCCTCAATCGCTCAAGACGCCGTCAAAATGGGCTCGACGGTAATGATTGCGGTCGACCGGAAAGAGTTGCTTGAGCAAGCCGTCGACAAACTCAAGGCTTACGGGGTTCACGCGACGGTGATCACCGGCGGCCGTCGCCCGAGTTATGCGGGAAAGACGGCGTTTGTCGCGACGGTGCAAACCCTGGTCAATCGCCCGCAACCAAAAATTGACCTCTTAATCATTGACGAGGCTCACAAACAAACCTTTGACAAATTACTCTCGAGACCCGAATACTCGCGTTGTTTCGTAATTGGGGCGACGGCGACACCGGTAAGAACCGGAAAAATGACTCAGCTCGTGCACCTTTACGACGAGCTCGTTGAGTCGGTAACGATACCTCAATTGATCGACGAGGGCTTTCTCGTTCCGGCCCTGACTTACGCGGCGAAAGACGTCGACGTTTCCAAAATCAAAACCGTCGCCGGCGATTACGACGTTCGCGGCCTTTTCCAGGCTTTCGACAAAATGCCCCTTTACGACGGCGTCGTCGACAAATACGAAAATCACGCCCCAGGTTCGAAAGCAATTGTTTTCAATATCAACGTCGAGCACTCAATGAAAACGGCCGAGGCTTTCAAGAGAGCCGGACACAAGGCCGCGCACGTCGACGGCTCAATGAGCAAGGCCGAACGCGAGTCGATACTCGCTCAATTCAAATACGGTATCGTCAAAATTTTGTGCAATTGTGACCTTTTTACAACCGGATACGACGAGCCGAGTATTGAAACGGTGATCGTCAACCGTGCAACGAAATCGCTCACTCTTTGGCTCCAAATGTGCGGGCGAGGCTCTCGCCCATACGCCGGGAAAAATGAGTTTACTATTCTCGACATGGGCGGCAACGTTTTCCGTCTCGGGTTTTGGGAACAAGACCGGGTTTATTCGCTCGAGCACAAATACAAAGAGACCGCCGGCGTTGCCCCGGTGAAAGAATGCGACGAAACGAAAAAAGACGAAAAAGACCGGCCAGGTTGCGGGGCAATCGTTCACGCCTCGGTTATGACTTGCCCTTATTGCGCTTTCATTTTCCCCAAGACTGAAAAGAAAACCGTCAAGGCTGAGTTTGCCCTCATTCTTAATAAAACCGTGAGTATTTTACCCGACCACTTAAAAGGTGATCAGTCTCGAATGAGTCTCGCCGAGCTTGAGGAAATTCGAGTTTTAAAAAAGTATTCGATCGGTTGGCTCGTCAACCAGGTCGCCCGTCGTAAAGATATCACCCTCGACGAGCTCGCGGCCTTTAAAGGGTACAAAAGGAATTGGGTCGAGATCACAAGACAACGACTCGAGGCAAACGCTCAAAAAGTTACCGAATGAAATACTTTCTTATTTACAATGACCTGGTTTTGCACCCCCGGGCCGTTTTAAGGGTGCCCGAGGTTGTTGATAATGACTTACTCGAAAAATACCTCGAGCGTCGAAATTTGAGGGCCCTGAGTATTCCTTGCGCGGTTTTATCGCTCAACCGAAAACTCGGCTCAACCTCAGCTCGTGAAATTCAAATAAAAACCGACTCAGTTTTCAAATATGAAATTGCCCCTTTCCATACAAGAGAACCTTTTCAAGGTTGACCCCAAAAAACCAAAACCGGGGCTTTGCGCCGTTAGGTTTTGCCGCAAAACAAAAGCGAAAAAAGACTCACTTTGCCCTTGTTGCCGAAAGCGACGGCAAAAGATAACCGACCCGGTGAGGTACACTTTCAACGCCCTAAAAAACAACGCCAAAAGGCGAGGCAAAGAGTTCTCGATTTCGCTCGAGTATTTTAAAGGGTTTTGTATCGAAACCGGATACATTGAAAGCAAAGGCCGCCGCTTTGACTCAATGACGATTGACCGGATTGACTCGAGGCGAGGTTATGTTGAGGGAAATATTCGCGTCCTCAGCAATTCGGCAAACGCGAGCAAAGGAAACAATGACAACAACGACTTACCTTTTTAACTTATGACAAAAGTCACTTTTTACGATAATATTCGCCAGGCGAAAAACGGGGTCGATATAGAGCTCGACGCGATAATGACGTCAATACATATTGGCGAATGGAAAAACCAGGTCGAAAAGGTCCGGTCGGCGGCCGACAAAAAAGAACGCGACGGGCTCAAAAAGAAACTCTTGCCGTACTTTACCGGCTCGGGCACCTTTGGCGTCAGGAATAAAAACAACCTCAAAGAGCACAACGGTCGTATCATTATCGACGTCGACGGTGTTGACGATATCAACGAGGTAAAGTCTCGCGTTGGCGCCGACCCTTTCCTCGAGTATTGTTTTACCTCGTGCTCAGGCAATGGGCTCGCCCTGGTCTTTCGTATTGACCCAGGAAAACACGACCAAAGTTTCGACGCCCTGGCCGGTTACTTGCGGGCCGAGTACGATATCGAGGTCGACGAGCCGGTCAGGGACGTAAGCCGGGCCCGGTTTGTTTCTTATGACCCTGACCTCATTTTCAACCCAAACGCGAGGGTTTTCGAGGTCAAAAGCGGCGACCTTTTGGTCAAAATACCAAACGGCAAGGGTATCGGCGGCGGCAATGCTTACGACGTTGAGCGAATAAAACACATTGTCGATAAACATATCAGCGAGGCCGTTGACGGCCAAAAGCACTACCGAGTTTTAAGAACGGCCGGGCTCATGGGCGGGTTTATTGCCGGGGGTTTGATCAACGAAAGCGAGGGTCGAGATTGGCTCAGAGAATGCGTTCGGAAATACCTCAACCCCTCAGCTTTCGCCTCTCACTTTAAAACGATCGACGACGGTATCGAGCACGGTAAACGTAAGCCGATCACCCCCGAGGCCGCCGCTCAGTATGACGAGGACCACAAAAAACACTTTGAGGGTATTCGCAACGTTTACGCTTTCGCTTTCTCTCAAAACCGAGAGGGTCGCCAATGGGGCGAGGCTGACGTCAAGCAAGTCGGTCTCACTTACGGCGTCGACGGTGATAAGGTGAGAGAGATATTCAAAGAGGTATTTGCCGAAAACGCTGACGATTTCGGTATCGCTGAGGCGCCCGAGATCGTTAAGGTCGAAAAGTTTCTCGAGAAAAATTTCGAGTTTTATCACAATGAGGTAACCGGAACGCGAGAGCTCAGGCCCAGGGGCTCGAGCGGGCACCTGGAAAAAATAAATTACGAAACCGTTTGGCGGTTCCTTTGCCGGAACGGTTTCAAGTTTCCGATCGACAAAGTCAAGGCGCTCTTGCGCTCGGATTTTGTACCGACTTACAACCCTTTCCTCGCATACTTTGAGAGCTTGCCTCGTTGGTCAGAGGCCGACGGTGATCACATTGACAAACTCGCCGGGTATGTAAACACAACTCACAACGAATTTTGGCGGTTGCAATTCAAAAAGGCCCTCGTTCGTTCGATACATTGCGCCCTCGATCATTACGTCAACCGTATCGTGATCGTTTTAGTTTCTGAAACCCAGGCGTCGGGTAAGTCGACCTTTATTCGATTTTTGAACCCTTTCGGTCGAGATTACTATACCGAGAGCCCTCTCGCCCCTGGTAAAGATACCGAGTTCGCGTTTGCTGAAAATTTTATTTACAACCTTGAGGAACTCTCGAGTTTGACAAATACCGACGTCAACAGGCTCAAAGCGATAATCTCAAAGAGTTCGATCAAAGAGCGGCGCCCATACGCAACCGACGCCGAATCGTTACCTCGCCGGTGCACCTTTTGGGGCTCAACCAACAAGCTCGAGTTTCTGACCGACTCGCACAACACCCGTTGGCTTTGTTTTACCGTTGACTCGATAAATTGGGCTTATTCAAACGAAATGGACATTCACCAGGTTATGAGCCAGGCTTACGCTCTTTATAAGACACCGAGCTTTGAGCACGAACTCACAACAGACGAGGCCGAAAAGCGAGATTTCATAAACAAGGGGTTCGAGGTTACCGATCACGAGAAAGAACTCATTGCCCTCAATTTCCGGCGGGCGTCGAAAGAGGAACCGGCGGCCTCGTTCCTGAGCAACTCGGAAATTTTCGAGCTACTTTCAGAGGTCTCGCCGGCCGCCAGGCTCAAGCAAACCTTTATTTCAAAGTCAATGGTACAACTCGGGTTTGTTCGGGACGTGAGAAAGGTAAACGGTCACACCGTTCGGGGCTTTTGGGTGCACGTTTCGAAAAACCAAAACCCGGTGAGGGACCTCGAGAGCGAAAAGCCCCTCGAGATACAAGTCGGAAAATATAAAGAGCGAGAAAATTCACAAGGTAAACTTTTCGAGGGTGACAACCCGCCGTTTTGACCCTCGGGCGTCTGTTGGTTACACTTGGCGAGGCCCTGAGTCTCGCTCGTGTAACCGTATGAGCGTCAGCGAAAAAGGGGTCGTTTTGAGTGGTCCGGTTACACCGGTTACACTTACCCCCTATATTGTTTTTTTTCTTACTGCACGGGGACCGGCGCCGCTTTGGTCCCTTATAAATATAAACTCTTTCTCAATTTTGGGTTTTAAGTGTAACCGTAACAATGAAACGCCCAAAAATAAAGAGCTCGAGAGGTTACACTCAAAGTGTAACCGAGGTGTAACTCAAGTGTAACCGTAACCGACAAATGAAAGTCAGCGAGGCAAAAATTCAAGCCGAAATTGTGGCTTATATGAGAAACGAGCTCAAGGTTCCCCGGGGTTTGTTTTTCGCTATACCCAACGACGGGGCTTTTTCGAATAAGTTTTTATCAACCGGCACCGTCTCGGGTATGCCTGACCTTTGTTTTTTGAATGGCAAAACCGCCGTATTTTTTGAAACGAAAACCGACGTCGGCCGGCTCTCAGCAAAACAGGAACTTGTTCACAAAAATTTGACCGGCGCCGGTTATGAGGTGCACGTTGTTCGTAATCTTGAGGCTTTCAAACAAATAATTCAAATTTACACCCAATGAAAAAAACTCTTTTCTCACTCATTGCGGCCCTCTTTGTTGCGGTCGCTTTCTCACAGACAAGCACGACGCCGACCGTGCTCAGAACGCTCGGCTTGCCGCCTGAGTACGGTATTATCGACGGCTATATCAGCGACTACAAAATAAGCCGTAAGCTCGTGATCACGAAAACCGTCGACAATTCGAAAAGCGTCAAGGTGACCTCGCCAACGGGTCGCGTGACGTATCAAAACGCGCCGACGACCTGGGGTTATGAGATAACCCAAACCAGGGACGAGCTTACCAACTCGGGGACGTATTTGCCGAACCTTATCTCGATGAAATTCGGCTCGCCGGCGGTTTACATAAACCCGAACGACGTTTTCGAGATCAAAAAAGACCGAATAAACCCGACAAGCTCGGGCGGTTGGATTGGTTACGAAACGAACAAAATTCAAGAGTTGCAACCTGGTCTTGTCGTTATTTCGACAATCAACGAGCTCGGTAGCGATAAGAATGTAATACCGAGAGTTTTCGTCAAAAGAGTCAACGGCGTCAATCATTATAAAAACCCGGTCGATTACTTGGGCCGTCCTATTGTTGGCGATACTATTTTCAACAACGGCGTCCCCTCGACCTCGATGAGGGTAAATTACAACAACCGCGTCGTTTCGGTTAGTCAAGTAACCAAAACCTTACAAGGTTCGGGCTCTTGGTCAACAAATAACCCGGTTTGGTCCGGCGGTGTTAAGACATACACAACAACCGCCTCGGTTTACGTTCCGGTCGCTGACTTGCCCTCGTTGTTTGCTTACTCGATCGACGAGCTCACCCAGGAAATGAGGACCGAGACGTATTGCACCGTAATAAGCCAAAACCCGCCGAGAATAACCTCGACCTCGACCGAGATCATTGTCAACGGTAACCAATACAAGGGCGTCACTTATTACAATGGTATCGACGCGAGTATAAGTCGGCCAACGGGACAAATTACCTCTTACGGTAAGAGTTACCCCGGCCATGTTCAACGTTGGTTTTTAAAGCAATGGAACCAAGACGGGACCGTTGCGACCGGTTCGGGTTCTTACGGTCAGGTTTTGACGGTGCAATTTGCCTCGGGTGATGATAGCACGATTAACTTGGTCGCCGGGAACTCGAACTCGTACAACTCAGTAACGAAAACGCTCACTTACGACGCCTCGAAACTTAACGAGCTTTGGTACACTTTCGAGGAATTACCGGCCCAGGGTAAAAATTGGACCGGTGAGACGATCATAAAACTTTAATATTTGCAACAATTACCTCGGCGGCCTTGCAATTGCCGCCGGGGTTCTTAAAACGTCCGAAAATGAAGATCACACAAAAAGGGCTCAAAACCCTCCAATCAATTGAATTTTACCTCTTTTTCTCAATGAAGATTGACGAGGTTAAAACAATTAAAAGCCTGGCGAGCGAGTCGACTCGTGACGCCCTGGTCGCCTACCTCAAGTATTTCATTCGAGGCAATCGCGGCTTTTTGGGCGGTTTTCAAATTCGCTTTGTCGATGAGCAATGTACCGAAATCAAAAAGGTCGTTCACTCTTTTATTGATAGAAAAAAAGAGGACGGCGATTTCGTGATCGACGTCGAGAGGTACACAATAAACAAAACCTCAGGCTTGCCAAATACAGGAATAAACGACTTTAAAGAGGCGCTCAAATATGGCAACACCTAAACGTTCGAAAAGTTACCTCGCCGAGCTTTACCGGTCCGGTGTCGGCACCGGTCGACCTCCAAAATACAGGACGCCCGAGGCAATGAGAGACCGCATAAACGAGTATTTCGCTCAATTGTCACCCGTTGAGGTGCACCTCGAGAAAGAAAACGTCAAAGGTAAAGGTCTCAATCAAAAGACTCAGGTACCTGAGGAATATGAAACGACCACGACGAAAGAGATCGTTTCGGTCAGGTACGACCAGGGTGAGCCGGTGCCGACGGTCAACGGCCTCGCTTTGTTCCTGGGGTTCGCCGGACGAAAAAGCCTTAACGAATACCTCAACACAAAGCCCGAGTTTAGTTACACTATACGCGCAGCCCTCGCCGTTATTGAGAGATACCACGAAATAAAGGTCGCAACGAGCGATAAACCTCAAGGCTCGATTTTCCTTTTGCAAGGTATGGGTTGGACCACAAAAGCCGAGCTCGAGGTCAACTCGAACCACCCCCAACAGACGTTTGTAATCGGCGGTAAAACGATAACTTTCGAATAATGGACAAGCTCAAAATTCAAGAGAGTAAAAACGTCGCCGATTGCGGCAATTGCGGCTTATACGAACCCAATGAGCCCGCCGACGGGCTCGGCGTTTGTCACCTGAGGCGCCCCCGGCGGGTCAGGGTTTACGATTATTGTGAGCAATTTGTCCTTTCGTTATGAGCGAGGTCGTTAAGTTATTCGAGCCTTTCCCTAAACAACAAGAGTTTATCGAGGCCGCCCTCGGTGACGAGTTCGATTTTATTTTATACGGCGGCGCAATCCGGGGCGGTAAAACGTTCGGCGGCCTTGCGGCGCTCATATTGCTCTCGCGTTTCTTTAAAGGTTCACGTTGGGCCGTCGTTCGGAAAGACTTGCCGACTCTCAAGAGGACAACGATACCGTCTTTTAAGAAAATCGTGCCGACGAACTTTTTGCTTGGCGGTTCCCTGGCGACCGGATACAACCAAACCGACCAGGTCGTCACCTTTAAAAACGGCTCTCAAATTATTTTTTTTCCCGAAAATTTTGTCGAGGACAAAGAGCTCAACCGTTGGAAAGGTCTCGAGGTAAACGGTTTTTTGCTCGAGGAAATCAATGAACTGCACGAGGACTCGTTTACCAAGGCTCAAGAGAGGGCCGGGACCTGGTTAATACGGGACGCGGCCGTTCAACCGCCGATCAAAATACTCGCGACGTGCAACCCGGCCCAAAATTGGGTGAAATCGAAAATTTACGACGCATGGAAAGGCGCCCGTTTGCCCCAGGGTTGGAAATACATACCGAGCCGGATATTTGACAACCCTCATATTCCGAAAGAGTACGTCGACGGCCTCAAGAGGTTACCTCGATATCAATACGAGGTTTTCGTTCTCGGAAATTGGGAAGTGAAACTCAGGACCGGCCTCGAGTTTTATAAGTCATTCAACCCCGACGTTCACGTCAAGGTTACCCGGTACGACCGAAACTTGCCCTTACATATTTCGTTTGACGAGAACTCAAACCCTTATTTGCCTTGTACGATATGGCAAGGCCAGGGGCTTAAATTATGGCAAATTGACGAGATTACTTGCCCGCCGCCCAACAACACGCTCGCCGATATTTGCGCCGAGATTTCCAGGCGATACAAGTTTCACAACTCGGGTGTTTATATATACGGCGACGCGACCTCAAAAAAATCGGACACAAAAATCGAAAAGGGCTCGAATTTCTTTAAATTGGCCGCGAAAAATTTGTCTCGCTTTGCCCCAACTTTGAGGGTACCAAAAGCGAACCCGCCGGTTGCAATGCGAGCGAGTTTTATCAACGCAATATTTGAGGTAAAGGCCGAGGGTTGTGAGGTTGTTGTTGCCTCTCATTGCCGAAAGACGGTTAACGACTTGCTCGCGATATATGAAACGAGCGAGGGGACAAAGCTAAAGGTGAAAGAGAAAGACCCTAAAACGGGCGTAACCTTTGAGCCGTTCGGTCACCTGAGCGACTCTCTCGATTACGTCGTTTGTGAGTATTTCAAAAGTGAATTTAGGGCTTACCAGGGCTCGCCGGTTATTGACGCCGAGCGCCGCTCTTTGGGCCAACGTAAAATAAAAAGATCGTACTAAAAATGAGCTTTCTCGTAAAAAATGACCTTTACTCAGCGATAAAAGTCGACGAGCTTGAGGTTTTGATTGAGGACTCACCAAACGGTGAGGCTGACCTCGAGGCAACAATCGCGGCCGTAATGGCTGAGATTGGTTCTTATATCGGGCACCGTTACGACACGGCTCTCGCCTTTATTGACGTCAAGGTTTACGCGACCGGGGACGAGTACAACACCGACGAGGTGATCGTCCTCATTGCTGATAATTGGCAAGCTCTCGAGTACGGGACCGGCGACCTGGTGAGCCGAAACGGCAAAATTTGGAACGCGACCGGCGACACCGAGACAACAGACGAGCCAGGGGTTGCCGCCGTATGGGCCGAGGCCGGTGACGCGAAAGCGTTTTATAAGTCTCTCGACGATACAAATATCGAGTTACCCGTCGACGGGTTGGCCTGGGAAAAGATTGCCGACCCGAGAAACCCTCTTTTGTTTCGTATGGCCGTCGATATGAGCCTTTACGAGCTTTACGCCCGAATAAACCCTCGTCAAATTCCTGAGCACCGGGTAAAAAAGCACGACGACGCCGTCGATTATCTCAAGCGGGCCGCCGACCCTCGTAAAAACGTCACAATCGAGGGCCTCGAGCTTGTCGATCACGGCTCAAAATCGGGTACCGATATAACTTGGAACTCAAACGAAAAAATCTCTCACTCATGGTGATCAAAATACCCTTTACAAATATTAAAATCGGCAACGTCACCGATAAGGACGTCAATCGCCCAACCGGTGCCGATATTCTAAAAAAAATACAGATTACTCAACTCACCAGGGTAAAAGAGGACGTCAATCGTTGGCGAACGGCTCTCAACCAGGCCGAGAGCAAATTGTCGCCCGATCGAACCGACCTCGTTCGGGTTTTCCAGGACATAACCCTCGACGCTCACCTTACGAGTCTGTTGAATACCGTTCGCCTCAAGGTCCTCGCCTCGGCGTTTTACATTGAGAACGAGAGCGGCGACATTGACGACGTTCTCACCGAAAGATTTCGAAAGGCTTGGTTTCGCGACCTGGTAAGTCACGCCGTCGACGCTGATTTTTACGGCGCCTCGCTCGTTCAACTCGGTTCGATAAAAGACGACGTTTTCACGAGCTCGACCCTCATACCTCGCGAGTACGTTATTCCTGAGCGCCGGGCGGTCAAAAAAAATATGAGAATAACTCAAGCCGACCTTTTGTTTTTTGACGAATTGCCTTGGTCGAATTGGGTCATTTTTATCGAGAAACCTGGCAACCTTGGCCTTTTGACCAAAGCGGCGCCCCTGGTGATATGGAAAAAAAACGTACTCGGGGCCTGGTCTGAGGCGGCCGAGCTTTTCGGTATGCCCGTAAGAATGGGAAAAACCGACATAAACAACCCAAAGGCTTACTCGAATATGGTTTCAATGCTTGAAAACATGGGCTCGGCGGCTTACGGTGTTTTCGACAACGACGACGAGCTTCAATATATCGAGATCACAAAAAGCGATTATTTCCAGGTTTACGACAAGCTCGTTGAGCGGGTGAACTCAGAGCTCTCGAAACTTATTCTCGGCCAAACAATGACCTCAGACAACGGCTCGAGCCGTTCTCAAGCCGAGGTACACGAGAGGGTTCTCGACGATTATATTTCGGGCGTAAAGCGTACAATCGGCGACGTCGTAAACGATCAACTTTTGCCTCTTATGAGGGTTCACGGTATTTTTCCCAAAGGGTACCGTTTCAAATGGGACGACGAGCTCAAAGTATCGCTTGAGGTTCGTTTCAAATGGGTCGTTGAGCTCTTGGGGACAAAACAATTTGAGATTGCGGCCGATTGGA